GGGGGGTCGTTTTTGATCGGGGGGCGGTGACCTCTCTGACTGGTCTGCCCCCGCAAAATTTGGGGGAAGGCGCCTCGGCATGAGCTACACCGTCTCCGATGCCGCCTGGATGGTGCCAAACCTGGCACCAACCGAAAAGCTCGTGCTCCTGGCCATCGCCAAGGTTCTCATCTTTGAGACGAAAAAGGCGCAGGTCACGACGCGGTGGCTGGCGACCTTGACGGGTCTAACTGACCGCACCGTGCAGCAGACGGTTGCACGGTTGGAATCAGCCAACCTGATCCGTGTGAACCGGCGCGGGGGCCGGGTGCAGAACGAATACTGGGTCCAGTTCCCGGTAAACTGGTCGGCGCCCAGCAGGCTGGAAGCGGGGAATCCAACCCCGAAAATGACGACAGCCAACCCCGAAAATGACGACAGCCAACCCCGAAATCCACAGCAGCCCAACCCCGAAAATGACGACACGCTATATGAAGGGAGTACTGAAGGGTATAATGAACACCCCCCAGAGCCTTCAGCCAACCCCGAAGCTGCTTCGGGGTTGGACAGCGACAGCTACCAGTCCAAGACCGCCATCCTGAAGCAGTCGAAGCCAGCGGAGAAGCACTTCCCCGAGGTGCCCAGCCTGGAGCAGGTGATGGCCGTCGCGCTCCGGATCGAACCGCTCATGCCCAAGGAGTGGGTGGAACGGTGGCACATGCACTGCCTGAAAAAGGCCATGGCCGCAACCCTGGGCTGGGAGGCTTGCCTGCGGCTGAACTGGCAGCACGACGCCCAAGCGGGCGCGCTGCGGAAAAATGCGAAAAACGGCGGCCCGGCTCCCGGGCAGGCCATGGCCAAACACAACGGAGGACGACCCACGGTGAAACCCAAATTCGTATGAACGACACACCCCCACAAAACCCACAAGACCCGCCGGTGGAGATTCCGGATCCGTCGGCGGCGTTGCAGCAGCAGCTCCAGGACATGATGACGCGACGCCAGCGCCCGGGCGGAGAGCCGCCCGCGCCTGAGCATGACCCGGCCAGCGTGAGTCAGCACCCGGCCGCGCTGTCGGGCATGTATCGCGCCGCCGGCCTGCCGCGGCGGCCGGTCAAATGGTTGGAGAGCAATTACCGTCAGCCCACGGAGGCGGGCGCGAAAATGGAGGGCCTGTTCGCCAAGGAGGAATCCACGGTGATTCTGCTGGGCGGCACGGGCACCGGCAAAACGTGCGCGGCGGTCGCCTACGCGATGGCGGCCGTCCAGAATGGCAAGCGGGTGCGCTACCTGACGTTGGCCACGCTGTGCGACCTCCTGGAGGAGGCCCGCACGCAGGGGGGCGAGGAGGGTGTCGAGTTCGTCTCGGTCCGGGCGGCGATCATGGCGTTCTGCGAGTATGACCTGCTCGTCATCGACGAAGCGCAGTCCGGGCGCGAGACGGATGCGACGATCCGCAACCTGTCGACCATCGTGACGGGTCGGCACGACAACCTGCGGCCAACGGTGCTGGTGACCAACGCCGAGGCCGAGCGCCTCAACGAAATCTTCACCAACCCGATCATGGATCGGGCCAAGTGCATCGCGTTCAACAACCACTCCTACCGCAAATGATCCATGAAACGATGCAAATGCGGCGATCCGGCGACCGTAGTGAAAGGCGCAGACAGGATGTGCGAGGTGTGCGCCGCCATCGAGGCCTACAACAACCCGCACCCGCTGACGCCCCAGCGCCGGAGAGGGTTCAGCCACCTGCTCCGGAAGCGGCTCAACAGATGGCTGCTGCTCAACAAAGACCTGGCGCTGCATCCCAGCCGTCCACACCGCCGTATCGCATGACTCCGACCCTGATCACATTTCGCGACGTCAAGACCGTGCGCGGCAAGACGTGGGACCCGGCCGAAATCCCCGATTGGATGATCCTGACCGAGGACAAGTTCGGTCACCGGGAGTTTGCCTTCACGCTGGCCCAAGGCCGGTTCTATCGGGCCGATGGCACCCAAATCCGGGCGCGGCGGTTCGCGCTGCTCATCGACGGAGGTGCAGCGTGAGCCGGCGGGGAAATGGAGCCGCGGACGGGGTGGCGGTGCCCGAGCAGTTGCCGCCGCACTCGCTGGAGTGTGAGCTGGGTGTGCTGGGGAGCATCATGCTGGCGCCCGGGGAGGTGATGCCGCTGGTACGCGACGAAGTGGCGGGAAAGGTCGAATCGTTCTATGACCTGCGGCACCAGATCATCTTCGGCGCCATGCTGGAGCTGGTCGAGGCGGGCAACCCCATCGACATCTTCACATTGACGACCCGCCTGAAGGAATCAGGCAAGCTGGAAGATGGTGGCGGAATGCCCTACGTTGCCGCCCTGCCGGACGCGGTGCCCAGTGCGTCCAACATCCGCTTCTACCTGGACACGGTGAAAGCCCGGTGGACAGACCGGCAAATGGTGCAGGTGCTGGTGGAGGAGGGCACGCGCATCGGCGTCACGGACGAGGATGTGGCCGAGCGCCACGCGCGCATTGCCCAGCGGGTGACCAAGGTGGCAGCCGGCGCCGAGGTGGGGAAATACTTCCAGCCCGTGGAGTTGATCCGGGAGGTGACAGCCAAGTGGGATGCGGCAGCGGAACACCGCGGACACAATGGCCTGGCGCGCTTCGCCATCGGCACCGGCATCGGGTTTCTGGACATCCGCACCACGGGGTTGCACCCGGGCGAGCTGATTATTCTGGCCGGACGGCCGGGTGACGGCAAGACGGCCCTGGCGACGACGATGATGCTCGACCAAGCCCTCCGCCAGAAGCGCAGCGTGGGGTTCCTCTCCATCGAGATGAAGGCTCAGGAAATGATGGGCCGCATGATCTGCAACGAGGCAGAGGTCGACTTCATGAAGGTGCGGTCGGGCTATGCCTCGGGCCAGATGCTTTACGATCTGGGCAAGGCGGGATTTGCCATGATGCACGCCAAGCTGGTCATCCACGACGACACCCAAGTGTCGCCGGCCCGCATGGAGGCCATAGCGGCCCGGATGGTGGCCCAGTATGGGATCGAAATCTTCTACATCGACCACCTGAACGAGATCGTGGATCCCGACAACCGGGGCGACGAGGGGGCGGACGTCAAGGCGGCCGTGACGGCAGCGCGCAACATCGCGCGCGCCCACAACATCCCGGTCGTGGCCCTGCAACAGCTCAACCGCGAGAGCGTGAAGGGTAAGGGCAAGGGAATGCGGCCGGCCAAGCATGACCTGCGCGGTCATGGTGCTTCCGAGCAGGTAGCCAACGGGATTTGGATGCTCTACCGGGATGCCAAGCTGGAGGAAGAAGAGGCGTCCAATGGTTGGACGGGCACCGAGGGCGTGGGTCCGGAAGCCAAGCAGATTGAGCGCCTGATGACCATCATCGTGGCGAAGAACCGCAACGGCCCCGAGGGCGACGTGCTCGCCCGGTTCCTGCTGCCGCAGATGCGCTACAGGGATTTCACCACCCACGGCAGCCGGCAGGACTGGAAGACCAAGCAGGCGGCCGAGCGGAAACCGCAACCCGAAGCCAAACCTGAGAGCGGTGAGTGGCTGAACGAAATCGGAGGAAAGGGTGAATGAGCTGGCACTATTTGCCGGAGCTGGTGGCGGGGTGCTGGGCGGCCACCTACTCGGCTGGCGCTGTGTCTGCGCCGTCGAGCTGGACGACTACGCGCGGGACACCCTGCTGCATCGTCAGATGGATGGATGTTTCGCCCCGTTCCCGATCTGGGATGACGTCTGCACCTTCGACGGGAGACCGTGGGCTGGACGGGTGGATGTCGTCTCTGGCGGCTTCCCCTGTCAGGACATCAGCGTTGCCGGCAAAGGCGCCGGCATTGACGGGGCCCGCTCCGGACTCTGGCGTCAGTTTGCCCGGATCATTCGCGAGGTGGGACCCCGATACGTCCTCGTGGAGAACTCACCAGCACTCGTTGCTCGGGGACTTGGAACCGTTCTCGGAGACCTGGCCGCGTTGGGGTATGATGCGCGGTGGGGAGTGCTGGGAGCGCACCACGCCGGAGCACCTCACCGGCGAGACCGCATCTGGATTCTGGCCGACTCCGTGCGCAGCGTCTGCCGATCAGGGCCAGAACCAACCGGACGGCAAGCGGGGCCAGACATTGGTTGGCGCTGCGCGGGGCCAGTGGTGGCCGACGCCACGCAACAACACCGGCCCGAGCAAGGATGCAAAGCATCTGAGCCTGGATGCGGCGGTGCGCTTGTGGCAGACGCCGACGGTGCAGGACGCCAACGGTCGGGATCGGCACACCCAGCGCGATGGATCGACACGTCCGAGCCTGCTGGGTCAGGTGATGAAGTGCCCAACCCCATCGGCGAACGACTGGAAAGGCAGTTCGAAGGCGGGCCAGCGCCGCGGGCAACTGACGGACCCGGCCATGGGCGTTATACCACCTGGTGGGAAACTGAACCCGACGTGGGTCGAGTGGCTCATGGGGTGGCCCATCGGGTGGACCGATTGCGCTGCCTCGGCAATGGACAAGTTCCGGCAGTGGTGCGCCTCGCATGGCAAACGCTGATTTCATGAAACCCACGACTCACGAGAAATGGACCTACCGCGAAATGGCGGGGGAGTTGCGCTGGTTGGCCACGGAAATGAGGGTGCGCGCGAAGGCGTTGGCCTTCTTTGCCGGGTTTGACCCGCTGGCGCAGGACAACGCCAAGGGGCTGGAGCAGGCAGCCACCACGGTGGCGCGATGGAGCGAGGCCATGGTGCGGCGGGCCAATGGACAGGCACCCGCCCCGCCGACCCCTCCGCCAGTACCACCACCGAAGCCCAGCGCCAAGCCGCCGGCGGCAGTGGTGTTCATGGTGCAGGAGCAATTCGTCGGACCGATCCAGCGCGGCACCAAATACACGACCGTGCGGCCCGTCCGGAAGCGCCTGCCGCAACGGGGCGCGGTCGTCACGATCAAGCGGTGGGTGGGCAAGCCCTACCGCAGCAAGCAGGAGCTGGTGGCGCAGGGCCGGCTGGTGGATGTCAGCCCGATTTGCATCGAGGATGATTGTATCAGGGTGCGCGAAACAATTGTGGCGGATCATGACGAGCCCCTGGTTGCGCTGGCGGACGGCTTTAGGGACGTGGCGGAAATGCGGGCGTGGTTCCGCAATCAATACGGGCCGCTCCCATTCGTGGGCACCCTCTACCAGTGGGGTCTGGAATGACGGCCTGGGAGCAGGTGGTGGCTGAGTGCAAGGCGCAGGGCATCACCCTGGAGTGCCCGGATCCGCGCTATACGCTCACCGCCATGGGAGTGCGCCCGGAGCAAATGCTGGCCGCGCTGCGCCACCCCACCAAGCAGGTGGACATGCTGGTGTGGTTGATGGAACGTCAGGAGCAGATCAACCTGGCCAGCCACCAGCACCCGGGCAACGATTTCCTGCACCACGGGTACCGGCCGCAATTCTGGGAAGACGTGCGCCGGGTGATGACCGTGGGCCTGGAGGTCGAGGATAACGCCGGCCAACGCCGCGTGGTGGGCCCTTGGCCCGAACTGGTCGCCCTGGGCGGCAACCGCGGCAGCAAGAGCACCATGGCCGCCACGCTGGCGGTGGAGCTGGCCACGGCGGGTGACCGGTTCGACGTGCTGATGATGCACACGTCGGAATCCATGAGCATCGACCTCCAGCAGCCCTACGTCTTTGCGGCGCTGCCGCCGCACCTGCGGACGGTGAAGCGCATCGGGTCCCGCACGAAGATTTCCTACAGTCAAGCGGGCGGGTTCACGGACAACAAGCTGGTGCTGCCGAATGGGTCCCTCATCAAGTTCGGCAACTACATGCAGTATGTGAAGGACCCCAAGGTGTTCGAGGGTGGCCAGTTCAACCTGATCGTCCTGGACGAGCAAGAACCGCCGGGCCTGCTCGAAACGCTCCGCTCCCGCACGAGCAGCACGGGGCCGCTGTTGATCCTGCGCGTGTTCACGCCCATCGACGGTGGCACACCGTCCATCAAGGAGGCGATGACGGGCGCCAAACTGGTGAAGTCGTTCCCCGTCGACTACCTCATGAGTCCGCGCTCGGATTTCAGCCAGTGCCTGTTGAGCCGGGAGGAAGTGCATTACGCGGGGTGCCCCCGCGGGCACATGCCTTACCTGATGCAGTGCGCCCGGCGGGACATGGGGATCCTCTTCTTCTGGACCCAGTGGAACCCGTTCCAGCCCTGGCCGGACATCGTGCGACTCTCCGAGGGGCTGCCCCGGGAGACCATCCGCATGCGCCGCTACGGTCTGCCCGAGCGGGTCATGGGCTCCCAGTTCCCGCGCTTCAACGCCGACATCCACGGCATGTCCTGGGCGACCATGGCGGCCGAACTCCACTCCGCATGAGCGATAACCCGACGAACAAGCTGCCCCACTACCGCCACGCCAAGGCGCGGCAACCCCATGCCTGTGGCGATTGCCGCGGACGCATCGAGCCGGGCGAGATGTATCACTCCTGGAGCCAGCAGATATGCCGCCGCTGGGGGTCTTCCAAACGCTGCGAGGACTGCGAGCGCCTGGCGGGAGATTTGATGATGGATTCGCCGGAAATGCCCGTGGCGTCCGTGGGTCATTTGCGCCAAGCCGTCATCGAGAGCGCAGACCGGGACGTGCTGGCCAAGTGGATTGGCATCCTGCGGCGCCGCAAGCTGCCGGCGGAGTTGATTCAGCAATACCTGGAAATATTGACCCAGTGGCAGGGGTAAAAGGATTGATGTGAACCCGCAACTGAAACACGCCCTGGCGGGATTCCGGGTGGAACCGCCGCCACCAGCGCCAGCCCAACCGCGCCGCCCAGCCGTGGTCGAGGTGCCCGTCCGGGAGCCGCGCCGGGAACGCCGGCGGGTGGTGGGTGGAGACATATCATGGTCACCCATTGATCGGGCCGCCGGCATGCTGGTCTCACGGGCGCCTTGGTGGGCCCACCCGCCACCGGCTGAGCCGGCCCCACTGGAAATCTTCAAACCAACAACAAAAACAACACATATGAGTAAAGGCATGACGGTATCTGGAGGAACGGCGACGGGCGTGCGGCCTGGTCCGCCCAGTGAGAATGCGTTGTCGGCCGGGGAGTTGACGCCCATGGTCATCAACGGAAAGCAGTACTTCGATAAGGGTGAGGTTGACCAGTTGATCATCAGGCGAATCAACGAGCTGGCGGGTGAGGTGCGACCCAACGTGCAGGCCGCCAAGGACGCGCGCAAGATCATGGACGAACTGATGCAGGGCCTGGGGCATGAGATGGAGCGGTTCAATGAAGTCTGCTCCACCCACCTGGTGGCGCTGCGCCAGACCCGTTTTGCGGCGGTCACTGAGGTGGCCGCCATGACCACCGCGCTCAAGGATGTGCGCCAGTTCTTTTTGGCCCATGATTACGCGGAGCAGATCAGCCGCCTCAAGGACTTCGTGGCTCTCTGCGAGAAGTTGAACGAGCTGAAGAAGTCGGGATTCCTCGACCTGGTGGCCGATACGATGCTGCGCCTCGCGGTGCGCAACTGATGAAACCCAAAGACAATCAGCCTTGGAAAGGTAGTCCCGGCGCAGCCGTGCGACTGCGGACCGCTCGACGGGCTGCCAAGGCGGCCTACAACCGCGAGTATCGTAAGAGACCGAGCAAACCCGTTACAACGGAGTAGAAGGAACGACATGAACACCAAACACAAAGGCCTGGCGGACTGGGCCGAGTCCCTATTGTGCAACGCGCAGCCAGAAGCGCATTGCAAACCGGAGGAGTGGCAACGGGTAGTGGGCAAGTGGCGTGATGCAAAGCATGCCTTGTATCCAGACGGCCCCACCGTGCAGCCGAAGCCGAGTAATCGGTGGTGGGCATGTGACTGGGCTGGTCCGGCCCTAATCATCGCAGGGGGATTGGTGGTGGACGGAGGAATGCCGGTAACAGGCTGGTTCACCATCATGGTCGGCATGGTGTTGGGAATTGGGCGCGTGGGCGAATGGCTGTCTAAGCATTGAAATCTATGAAGGAACTACCTGTAGTCATGGGGCCATACCCCAACGGCGAGCGCCCAGCCCGAACCGCCAGCCACCCGGACATCGAAATCAACATCGGCGCCGATGATTCGGGCCGGCCGATCTGGCGCCGCGGCGTGCTGGTGGGTCCGGAGACCATGCCGGGCCTCGGGTCATTCCAGCGCGTGGTGGTGACCGACGACCGGGAGACCATGCGCGAACTCTCCATGCACCGCAGTCAGCTCCGGGCCCCAGCATGAAAGCCTCCTTCTACTTCGCCACGGATCCGGCCGGGCGCCGCAATCCCTTCATGCTCTGGGGGGCGGTAGTGCCGGATGGTGACCTCTACATCGTGCGCGAGTGGCCCAACAAGGTGCCGTGCGGGGAAGGCCCCTACGACGGCCCGGTGGGCGAGTGGGTCACGCCGCAGGGGCGGATCGGTGACGGGCAGACCCGCGGCGCCGGCAAGCGAGTGGGGGAATTGATCCGCCTCATCCGCGGGGTCGAGGCCGGGCTGGCCAAGCGCCTGGGCGTGGAAGCAATCAACGTGGTCGCCCGGGGGGTGGACAAGCGGTTCGGCCGCACACCCACCACGGCCACGCGGGAGACCTCGGACAACCTGATCGACAACTTCGCCCGGGGGGACGGCGAGGAGCCCATGTTCCTCAACGCGGCGCCGACGGGCGAGGTCGACGCCGACATCACGGTCATCAACCAGTGGTTGTCCTACGAGCCGGAGAAGCCGGTGGTGCGGGGGATCAACCGGCCGCGCCTGCATATCTGCGACGAGTGCCAGAACCTGCTCTGGGCGCTCCAGAACTGGGAGTGGCGGGGCGCCGGTGACTCCGGCGGGAGGGACGCGCTCAAGGATCCGCTCAAGGATCCCATCGACACCCTGCGGCAGTTGCTGGCCCTGGAGCCGATCTATCTGCCGGAGGGCTACACCGGCTGTCAGGAGCCATGCGGGCATTGACCAGACATTGCCGCCGCGAAATTTGAACCTACGCTGAGACCAAATGCAGAAACCAACCGACAAGCGGAAGGAGTTGGAGGATTTGTTTACCGCCGCCTCTACGGGGCCGGCGGTGGCGCTTCAGAACCTGCAACTGGGCGAGGACATCCGCTTCAACCGTTGGGCCGGACAGGACCGGGATGGTAAGCGCCACCAGCGGAACCTGAAGGAAAGTGAGAAAGTCTCGCCGTGGGAGGGTTACCCGGACGGGCGGCTGTATCTCTCGGATGAAATCATCGGCACGCTCACAGACGTGGCGGTGGTGGCGCTCATGAGTGCCGCCGTGCGGGCCACGCCGGCGCATGTCTCGCGCCTCACCGCGGACGAGACCGCCGAGGTGCAGGCCATGGTGCGGTGGATGATGAACGGGCCCCTGGCGGAGCACTGGGAAGACACGGCCGAGCTGGCCGAGAGCACGCGCAGCACCCACGGCTGTGTGGTCTTGCATTGCGAGTGGGAGGAAGTGAAGGGGCGGCGCTACCAGACGGTCACCCTGCCGCAAATGATGGATCTGCGGGCGGAGGGCACGGCCGTGCCGGCGCAGCCGGGGGCGGGCGAGCTGGCCCTGGCGTTGGTGTCCAGGTTTGGCCTCACGGAGGCCAAGGCGGCCAATCTGGCGGACAAGCTGCTGGCGGAGGGGGAGGCGCGGGTGCCGGTGGAGGTGGTGTTGCGCAACGGGCCGCGCATCCACGTCCTGCGGCCGGTGGAGGACGTGGTGTGGCCGCGGGATACGCATGTGCTCCGCGCTCACGAAGCGCGCTGGGTCTGCTTTCGGGAGTGGATGACCGAGGAGAAGCTGCGCGTGCTGGCCAAGGCCAAGGAGTGGGCACCGGCGTGGGTGGAGGCCGCCGTGCAACAGGCCGCGGCTCGGGATGCCTCCTCCGAGCGCACCGCCGGCCCGGGGCTGGACCTGATGGCCGCCGTGACCACGGACCGGGAACCGCGCATCGAGGTGCGGACCCACCTTTCGTGGGAGCTGGACGCCGAGGATGTGCGCGTGCTCCGGTGCCGGGTGTATGTGCCCAATGTGGAGGGGTTCGCGAAGGAGGAGGAGGAAGACGCGGCGGTGGACGGTTACCCCTTGGTGTTCATGCAGAGCGAGGTGATTTACCCCCAGTTGGGCGCGGCCCGCGGGGTGGTGGACATCATGCAGACGTGGGAATCCTCGGTGAAATCCATCGTGGACGACACGAACGGGCGCATGCAGGTGACGTTGAACCCGCCGTTGATCGTGCGGTCTGGCGGGTATGACTCGAAGTCGCACTCCGGCACGCCGCCGCCCCGGGTCGGCCCGGGCGCGGTCCTGGACGAGCGGCGGTATGGGGAGGCGCGGTTGATGCCGATCCCGCCCGGGGATGCCGGCCTGGGGCTGAACATGGTGCAGTATTTCGACCGGCGGATCGCCGCTTACTTCGGCCTGCCGCACGCGGAGTTGCCGCCCATCCTGCATCAGCTCCGCACGCAGCGGCGCGTGAGCCGCACGATCCGCGGTTGGGCCACGGCGCTTTACCTGCTGCTGGTGCAGGCGTACCAGAATCTCGACCCCCTGGAGCTGGAGGAAATCCTGGGGCGCCCGCCGGTGTTGACGGCCGAGCGCATCGGCAAGTTCCGCGTGTCCATGAAGTTCAACTCCGCCACGTTGGACCGGGATTGGATGCTGGAGATGATGCAGGCCATCACCCAGACGGTGTTGCCGCTGGATCGCACCGGGGCCATTGATTCCGGGAAGCTGGTGCCGCTCATGCTTTCGTTCCTGGACCCGGTGTTCGGGCAGGAGATCGCCAGTGAGACGGCCGGGGCGAGCCAGCGCATTTACCGCGAGGTGCTGGCGACCGTGGTCTCGATGCAGCAGGGCAACGAGGCGGAGTACGTGGAGAATGACGCCACGGCGCCGGCCAAGCTCCAGTTCCTGGCGCAGATCCTTGGGGCGAACCCGAAGTATCTCCAGGAGCTGGCCGGGGACGTGACGCGGGGCATGGACCTGCTGCGCCAGTTCCCCGGCAGTTTCGAGCAGTATGACCCGCAGGCAGCGCCGGACCCGATCTTTGCGGCGCGCCTGGTGGCCTACGTGAAGCACCTGATGTTTACCGCCCAGCAGATGGGTCCCAACCGGCAAACGGGCCGCGTGGGGGTCGAGCCGGGCAAATCGTTGGAAGCATGAACGACAAAGAAGAACCCCAAGCAATTCCGGCCGTCTGTGACGTGCCGGCGGGACCGGCGGCCGATGCGCCGTGTGATGGCGCCGCCGCTGACGGCGGCGGCGGCGATGCGGGCGGCTGCTGCTGCGGAGGTGGTGAGTGAGCGGCGTCCTCAGCCCGCTGGGCTCCCCCAACTGGCACGCCTGGACTCCCCTCGAAGAGCGGGAGAAGGTGCAGGACGTGCAGGCCAAGGCGCTGGAGCGCGTGGCCCGGGCGCTGCGGGCCGACCCGGGCAGCGAAACGGGCCGAGCGGTGCGCGACGTGCTCACCGTGCTGGAGATTCAGGGCCGCGCCCGCCTGGACGAACACCTGGTCGAGCCGGATCCCGTCAAGGCCGAGCGTAGCCGGCAGGAAGTGCGCGGTATCATGGACGTGTATCAGATGTTGATCGGTTCGCCTCCGGGCGAATGATCCCGCCGACCCTGGCAGCTCCCCGACCCGGCCATGACCTGGCCGGGTCTTTTTTTTGCCGATTGTTCATAGACGCCGCGCAAAACCGGGATACAAGCGAAGAACGTTGCGGCCGGTGTGACGCAGCGGCGGGCAGGGTAACCCACCCGTTTCTCTCGCACTGAAACGCAGTTGTAGTCACGGCGGACGGTGACCGCCTACCAACACTGAACTCCCCATGGCATTACCCAACGGCTCCCCCGTGTCGAGCCATCAGTCGCCGGCAGGTTCGGCGACAGACACGCGAACGGGTGGCGACACCCGCGGTGAGATGGCGGCCATCCTGCGCGACGTTCTGTTGCCGCCCGCACCGACTGACAAGACAGACGTCAACCCGCCGGCCCCGGACGAACAGTCCGCGGGAACGACCGGCGAGGAACCGAATTCCGCCGCGGGCGATGACGCCAGCGGCGGGCATGATCCTTCTCAATCAGAGCCCACAACGGACGCCAGTGAGGCGGACGAGGATGGGGAAGACGACGCCAAGGCAGAGGATGACGGCTCGAAGAGCCTGACCAAGCGCCTCGAACGACTCGAAGCGCAGAAGCAGGAGCTTCAGACCAAGCTGGCCGAGCGCAAGGCGCTCCGGGAGGAATTGGAAGCAGTCGATGAAGCGGTGGCCAAGGCCAGCGCCACGGTCGACGGTTGCCAAACCCTGGACGACCTGGAGCGGTGTTACACGACGGCCCAGACCACGGAAGGTGTGTTGGAGAAGATGCTCCGACGTGCCAGCCGGGATGGGGCCGAAGAAATCACCGTGCAACAGGCCGCCGCCGCCGCCGGAGAGCCCGAGGAAATCTGGGTGAAACAGTATGGCCCGGACAAGCGGTGGTCGGTGGATGAACTGGAATCGCGCCTGGACGCCGTGCGGACGGACATCCGCTCCGGCATCCCGGAGCGAGCCAAGTTCCTCCAGGCCCGGCAGGCGCACCAGCGCACGGCGCAAGAGCAGTTCGGCTACTTGAAAGACAAGGCCGACCCGCTCCACGCCGCGGCGCAAGCAGCCCGGCGCCAGTTCCCCGCCCTGAATCGTCTGCCGCACGCGGATGTGGTGATCGGTTACACCCTCATGGGGGAAGCCTTGGTCAAGGCTGCCCTGGAGGGAAAGCTGGAACCCCACGTCCTGAGCGCCATGCGCAAGCATGGTGGTTTCACTGGCAAGGCGAACGTGGCGCCGGCGCCCAAGCCGAAGCCGCGGCCCGTCCCCACCCCGACACCGACCCCGGCCCCTGGCGGCGGGGATAAGTGGGCTCCGATTGGGAAGGATCCAGGAGCCAGCCGGAGCGCCTTGCGCGACATACTCTCCGGCTAGGCACGGAAAGGCTAAGATGGCAGCACTGTTGGAACCCGCAGGCTCGGTCGGAGCGGCCGGCACGCGGACTTTTGCGGCGGAGGACCTCCACAAGTTCATGCACAAGATGAACCTGGCGGAAACCCCGTTCATGAGCCTCGTCGGCACCGACGAGCAGATCGGCAAGGTCCAGTTCGACTGGAACGTGGACAAGTTCGACAACCCCCGCGGGGCGGTGGGTCATGCGGACGGTGTGGATTTCACCGCCGCCAGCACGGAGAACGCCGGCGCGAACCGGCGCCGGATGAACAACCTGGGGCAGGTGTTCGAGCGGTTGCCGGGAGTCGGCTTCATCGCCGGCAACATCGGCAACGTGCCGGGGGTGACGGACGAGATGGTCGACGCGGTGCAGAAGAAGCTCATGGAGCTGCGCACCGACATCGAGGCGGGCATGTGCTCCCTCGATCAGATGGCCACCGATGACGATGGCACGAACGGCAGCCTCACCGCCGGCCTCGGCGCGCTCACCGAGCGCACGAACAGTAACACGGGTCTCTCCGCCGTGGCGGGCCAGATCCCCAGCACGTATCTGCCGCCCTCCGCCTCGAACCTGGGTGGCACGGTGCTGACGGTGAGCACGGGCGCCATCGCCGCCGGCTCCACGCTGAACGCGACCAACTTCAATGAGGCCAGCCTCAAGGCGGCGCTCAAAGCGTTGCGAGCGGTGACCAAGCGGTCCCGCACGTATCATTGCATCGTGGGTCAGGACATCCGGGACGCGGTGGCGGCCATGGTGGATCCCGCGGTGCAGGAGAGTGCCGCCACCATCGGCATCACTGCCACCAAGGTGATGATGAAGATGCGGCAGGAGGACTCGCGCGAAATCAACTCGGTGGTGGACGTCTACCGGGGCACGAACGGCGAGTTGCACTTCATCACGACCAACCTCATCGGCAAGACGCTGCGGGACAGTGGCGCCGCGGTGACCGCCACCCGGGCCAACCGCGTCTTCACCGAGGACACGAAGGCCGGCTACATCATCTGCAAGGAGCTGTGGAAGGTGCGCTACGGCAGCCTGGTCAAGGTGGAAGAGCTGGCGAAGAACGGTGGCGGCGACCGCAAGGTCCTCCGGACCTACGCTGGCTTGCACTGCCACAACCCGTCGGCCAGCGGCCGTATTTGGTACTCCTGAATCCATTCCCATCGCGCCATGAGCAATCAAGTCATGTCGGTCGCGGACTTCTTGGAAAGTCTGGGGTTCCCGCTCACGGCGGTGCCCGCGTTCCACGAATCTCTGCGCCGGGGAGAACGCGCGATGGAAGCCCGCACTCGCGCCCTGGCCAACCGCCGGGGCGCGAGTGCCCCACGCCCCCGTGCCAACGAAGCTCTGGGGGAACATGTGGCCCGTATCCCGCTCGACTCCTATTACTACTGGGAGAAGCGGGAGAAGGGCTGTTGGGAGGATGACACCTTCAAGAAGGAATTCCTCCGCGATAACCCGGGTTGCCGCGTCTCCAGCACGGGCACCCGCATTCAATTGGGCTGGCGCGATTCATTGGAGCACGCATGAACGGGAGCATTACCTTGGCCGGCGGCGCCGGCCACTACGACAATTTCTCGGGCTTCGCCTCCAAGGGCGTGGCCGCGACCGGCGCCGTGTCCGGGTCAGCCACGCTGATTGACGCCGTGGTCATCAACCCCACGGGCGGCGACCTTTACTTCCAGGTCTTTGACCGGGGGACGGCGCCCGGACTGGGTGACGTGCCCGACCATGTGCTGTTTGTCCCGCGGGGCAGTCAGCAGAGCATTTCGTTCTCCCAAGGCTTCCGGTGTGACGC